TTATCATAGATAATTGATCCACCTTCACTCTTCGTTCTTGCATTACCAAATCCTGATAACATTACTTCTTCTTCGAATGCACGATCTGAAGTTTCTGTTTCAAAGATTTCTGCGTGTTGAGCGTCGTAGCGCCCATACTCCAAGCCGAACAGAGCGTTCAAACCTGGCTCTAACTCTTTAACGAGTTGACTTCTAGAAATAGCCATAATTTAACCTCCTATATGCCTGTAGTATCTCTAAACTGATGCTTATTAATTCTAACAAGAATGTTAGCGTTAGCAGCAGTATAGTCACTATTGTCAACATCAGTTGATAATGCGACAACAGCGAAGTTTGATGCATTGCTGGTTGAAAAAGTAGCACCGCTTATTACCACGTTAGAAATACCTGAAGTAGTATCTCCTGCAGTATATGTTGCGATGTTAGCTGTTGAACCAACCTGTGCTATTCCAGCGTTTGCGTCATCTACTTTGACCTCAAACACCACATCTGGATCTGTGATTACGTTAGCAACGATATCACTTGCTACGATGCCGCCCGGATAGTGATTTGAAAAAGTTGGTTTAGACGTTGTTGGGTCTGTATAAAAGCAACCGTTAAAAATACCAATAAGTTCAGCACCAGCAGAAGATCCACGAGAAATCGATCCATTTGCATTTAGTACAACTGGATCACCTTGAAATATTGAATTTGTCTCGTTACTTGCAATTGTCAGCTCTTGTTGGCCTTGACCATTATAAGCTGCACCAAGCATTTGAACGGGACGAAATCCAAAGTTTCCTTGTTGATTTGCCATAGTTCATCTCCTTTGTTGTTAAGTATCTTAAGATGGTTTCTTATTGCCACCACCGAAAGATACACGACTTTGCCTATCTTGATTCATAGGCATGCTAGGATGTTGTTCTCTTAGTGGATCTGATTCCCAAGCTTCAGTTTGTTGATCAATCTTCTGCTTGTAATGAGAATTACGCTCATCAACAGTTTCCACTGGCATTCTTGCCAATAGCAAGTCACCAACACTGATGACACCCTCATAAGCTTTGATGCTACCGTTATATGCAGAGTATTGGCTGGATGTATGAGCATCTGCTCTTACTAGCTCCCAACCTTCTCTGAGTCTGGCGTTGATGTTTTTAGTATCATCCATGCCATTGACCCTGTGTCGTAACCATCTTTGCTTATATCCATCAGGACATGGTGGTGCGTCTAACTGAGACGGTGGCTTCCAAGGTTTTCTTCTTTCCTCTTTGGCCCTTGTTTGTGCACTTCTTGGTGTTTTTATATCTGTCATGTGTACCTCCTATACGTACTTAGCATACTCACTTAGAGGAACTCCAAGTTTGTTTGCTATTTTTACCTGACTAGGACTTAACCTAACAGATTTGCGCCCAGTGGTTGCAGACCTATTTGCAGAAGCGACTGGTTGGGCGATTTTAGCGCTTCTAGTTGTCTGATCCGAGTCATTGAAAGACTCAGGAAACTTTAATTTTACTCTTTGAGTAAGTTCATTGTAATAGTTATCTGATTCTGTGTCAAATCCTTCCGCTACTAGACCACGATGTATTCTTTGTGCGTAATCTGTCATCTCAGGATCCGACTTAAACCAAGTATTTTTTTCAGCCCAGTCAACAGCTTTCTGTGAAGGCTGTGGTCTTTGAGTAACGGGTTGTTGATAGGTTTGCTGTTGGTTTTCCATTTCCTTTTGGAAGTTTTCATACTCTTGCTCCTTCTTCTGCTTTGTAACTCTTATTCTTTCAGATTCTAAATCTAATTTAGTTAGAGCGGCTCTTGCCTCTTCTTCTTTGTTAAGGTCACCCGCTTCTCTTGCAGCAACAAGAGTTTGTCTTGCTAAGTCAGAGGCCATTTTGTTTCTGACCTCACTCTCAGACATATAACCTTTATCAATGTCATAAGCTTTACTTTTAGCCTCAGTCAATTCTTTTTGCACATTTTGTGCAAACTGAAGAGCGGCTTCTCTTTCTCTTTCTGCCTCTCTGACTTTATATGTTAATTTATCAATTCTTTTTTTTACTTTGTCAGAATATTGATCCATCTCCTCTGACTGTTCATCTTGCACCTCAACCTTTGGTTGTAACGGATCTTTTTCATCAGTTTTTACTTCTTCATACTTATCAGGTTTTACTGCGCCGTGAGACTTATCTTCTAGTTCGACTTCTGCTCCCTCGCCTGACACGTCAAGATCTACGAGCTTTTCGTCTTTTACAGTTTTAAGTTCTGTTTGCATGGTTAACCTCCCATGTTATATAATTGTTAATACATCTTCAGGTGTTTCAACAGTTCCGAGTATCTCATCATCATTAAGCAACCTGACCTCTCCCCCTTCAATCTTTAGTCTTGATCCTGCGTATCTGCCAAACACGACCCAATCACCTTGTTTACACCAAGGCCCATTAGGAAACTTTTCTTTATCTTTATATGCATCATCACCTGTGTCTAATACTAATGCAACGGATGCAGTCAATTGAGAGTCTTCAATTGTTTTATCAGTAAGTAAAACTCCACCTTTTGTTTGTTGTTTTGCTTTAAAAGGTAATACCAATATTCGCCAACCGACTGGTTTTGGTAATTTTTGTAATTCTGTTCTATCTGCCTTAACACCTTCATTAGGATTATTATATTTTTCCATTATGTGGTCAGGCACGTATAAAGTCTTAGTCATCTATTTTCTCCTGTTCGTCCAGCAGGCGAGAAAGTTCCTGTTGGCATATGTCTATCATATGTAACTTACCCTGAATATACTTATATTCTTCAAAATTTTCAACCCCTTGTGTCAAATGATCGTGAAGTTGTAATCTGTAAAATTTTAGTTGTTTTTGAAACTCGTAAATTACTCGTGTGCTCATGTTAAGCAGTTAGTGCCTGGAACTTGTTTTTCAAAATGTGTATGATTACCTGACTTTGATGCATACCATGTTTGTTCCATACTTTGATTTACTCCATAAGATGGTGCCTTGACCACAGGCAGAGATTTTTGCACAGCTTCTCTTACTGATTCCAATGTAAAATCATCACCTAACATTACGCCGTCTTGTTTCATTTTAGGCCACCACTTTTGTATATCTGACAATACAGGCTCATACTCATGTGCCCCGTCAACCATCATGTAGTCAATAGATTCATCTTTAAACCTAGCCAATATGGCTGGGTCATCTGATCTTCCCTGAATTGGTATTACCATCTCTCTACCTATAAAAAATTTTAAATTTTCTCTATACATAGGATAAAAATCGTCTGGTAAATTAAGTGAAGAGTGTTCTGAAGAACCTTTAAAAGTGTCAATAGAATAAACTTTTACATTAAGTTTATCAGCATTAAATAATGATGTAGCTAAATAATGAGTAGATCTTCCAAGAAAAGATCCTATCTCTACTATAATTCCGTCATCTGCTACATTGTCCACAATAACGTCATAGGATTCTGCATAATTAAACCAACCTGGTATCTTGTAATATGTTTGCTTCATAGTTAAGTTCCTTTTTTCTTTGTCTTAACTATTTGTATATTTTTAGGTGGGATTTTCAAGCCTTGTGATTGTGGTCCTTTTTTAGGAGGGATCGTTGTCGTTAGTCTCTTCGGTTTCTTCATTTTCACAACCTACGCACCCACACCAAACACAAGATTCTCCACAGTGACACTCACAATCACATTTTGCACAATCTTGATGCATTATAAAAACCCTAGTGCTTTAGCTATAGCCATTTCAATACTCAATAACATTGTAAAACCTAACACTGTGCATATGATAGCTGTTGGTAAGGAGATGTAATCTTTAAAAGTTCTTTTTCTAGTGCAACAACTCATTACTTCTTTTTTGTTATTAATCCCATCGCACCTTTTGCTCCCTTTATGCCAAAGCTCGCACTGCAGGCGATGTATAAGAGGTGCTTATAGTAATCAGGGAGTGAGTGTAAGGCTTCAAAACCAGCTTTTATATGTGGTGTCCATCCGGGTATGAA